ATGAGCAAGATTTTGTCAGCCGATTACAAGGTCGCTAACCGCGCGGTGTTATCCGCACTTGTTGCAGATATCGACGTGCCCGATGACCGCGCCCGCCAGCTGGACGAAGATTGGGTGGCTGCACTGGCGGCCATCCTCCAAACGGAAGTGTTGCAGCATCCCATTCGTCTCCGTCTGGTCGACAACCGGCTCCGGTTGGTTACCGGTCTGCACCGCCTTGAAGCCTTCCGGCTCAATGGCGAGCAAGAAATCCCATACACTCTATCCCAGGCTGCTTCCGACGATGAGGCGCGCATGGAAGAGGTCATGGAGAACCTTGCGCGGCAAGATCTGAAAGCCCTCGATCGCTGCCATCACCTTTACGAACTGAAGCAGGTCTATGAGCGTCTTTACCCCACTGCCAAACGCGGTGGCGATCGTGGAAATCAGCACACAGGCGGCAAACGGCAGATTTTGCCGTTTGCCAACGACGACCAACCGGCACCGGAGGTTTTTGGCTTCTCGATTGCTGTTGCGGAAAAGGTCGGCCTGTCCGAACGCGCAATCCGCATAGCGGTAGCAATCTGGAAGGGACTGTCGGTAGCGTCCCGCGCTCGTTGTGCCGAGACGTGGCTTGCGGGACATCAGGGCAACCTGAAGCTTCTTTCCGAGCAGACGCCCGCCATCCAGATCAAGGTTCTCGACCTTATGACCGGGGATGAGCCAAAGGCGTCGAGCGTAAGCGACGCTCTGGCCATTATCGAAAACGGCCGGCTGCCAAACCACGTTGAGAAGAAGTTCGAGTCTCTCAATCGCGCAATCACCAAGCTGCTTGACGACGAACTTGAGACGGCATTCGCCCCTCATACCGATCGCATCGTGAAGTGGTTGCAGCGTACGGGGCGGATCTGATGCCAAAGCGCCGCGACACAGAAACCCTCGATTTGTGGCGGGACTATCAGCCCCAAGAAGTCGCGGCGCGTATCGATCCGGACGTCACTAAGGGCGGCACTCTCGACGTAAAGATCTGCCGCGTTGTGAAATTGGCGATGGACAAATACGGCAAGGGACGGGCCGCGATTGCCGAGGAAATGTCTGAGTACCTCGACCAGCGTGTCACCGAAAACATGCTTGACTGCTACGCCAGCCCCGCCCGTAAGGATCACAAGATCACCCTGGAGCGCTTCATCGCACTCTTGGAGGTGACCGAGTGCTACGACCTTCTGGCATTCGTTTGCGGCTTCGCAGGCTATGTGGCCGTGCCCGAACGGTATGCCGATATCATCGAAATTTGGCGCGAAGACCAAGAGATCGAGGCGCGGACACGCCGCCGCGATTCGCTTATGGGCCGCGTGAAGGGCTTGAGATGACGGCTACCTCCAAAAACCACCCTTGCTTTACATGCCCGCTAGTCGATTGCGACGATCGCGCGTTTGGATGCCCTCTGCAGGTCGCTAAGCGCGAATATTCCCGCCGTCATAAGCTGAACCTCCCGATCTCTGATGAGCTACGCGAGCGCTATGGCATCGCCTACCGCGATCTATTTCGACCTGAAAGGAATGCCATTCTCAGCGAGGTGGAAGCATGAGCCTCACGCTGTTCCTGAATGCGCAAGAGATTGCCGATGCCGGCATCCGGCTCAAACTCAAATCGCTGCCGCTCACCAAAAAGGGCATAATCGACCATGCAAAGCGGGAGGAGTGGAACTCGCTGCCATCGAACCTCGCGCGCAAACGGGAGAGCCAGGGCGGCGGCCATGAGTATCACATTTCTTTGCTTCCAGAGGCGTTGCAGTCGGCCTTGCAGGCGGAACACAGCCGCGAAGTTGTCATGGCGGCGCAGCAACAGCAGCAGACACGGGAGATTGCTCGGCGCGAAGCGTTGTCTACGGCCGACCTGACGGCACGCCAGCGGGAAGTCATGACCGCGCGCTCCGCGATCTTGACCGCGATCGAGCGCTACCAGATTTCTAACGGTCTCTCGCAGCGGCAGGCGATTGATGCCTTCTTGGTGCATCCGGCCAGCGCTGACATCATGGACCACATTCTCGTGGCGGCGAACGATCGCGGCAACGGGTCCCGCGATCTCAGCATGAGGACAATTCAGCGCTGGTTCGCAACACGAGAAAAATCGGGCATCGCCGGACTTGCGCCTTTGCCGACCAAGGAAAAGCAGGACATGCCAGAATGGTTCTGGTCGTTCCTGTGGTTTTACGCAAAGCCCCAAAAGCCCTGCCTTTCGGAAGCGTTAGAAAATTACAAGCAAGGGCTTCCGGCGCATATTATGCCGCCGAACTACGATCAGGTTCGCCGCTTAATGGCTCGCCTGGGCAACGTCGAGCGCCATCGCGGCCGGGAAGGCTCGCAGACGCTGAAAGCGCGCATGGCCTACACGATGCGCTCGACGGCTGATCTCCTCGCGACGTGCATTTATACTGCAGACGGCAAGACCTTCGACGCCGAAGTCGCTCACCCGATCCACGGCCAGCCATTCAGGCCGGAAATTACCTCGGTCGTCGATGTCGCCACGCGCCGTTGCGTCGGGTTCTCGATTGGTCTGGCCGAAAATAGCGGCGGCGTGGTCGACGCTCTCCGCCATGCCTGTGAACAGCACGGTATCCCCGCGATCTTCTATGTCGACCGTGGTCCCGGCTTTCGCAACGAGGTGCTCGACAATCAGCTGACCGGTCTCACCGAGCGCATTGGCATCACCAAGCTCCACTCGCTGCCCTACAATTCGCAGGCGCGCGGCATCATCGAGCGGTTCAACGGTTCGGTTTGGAACCGCCTTGCTCGATCGTTCCAGACCTATATCGGCGACATGATGGACCGGCAGGCAAAGCATCGCGTCTTCAAAGAGACGCGCCGCGACCTGAAGCAGCTCGGCACCAGCGCCAAACTCCCGACGTTTATTGAGTTCTTGGAGAGCTGCCGAAACGCGATCGCGGACTACAACGACCGTTCGCATTCCGAGCTACCCGGCAAGATGTCACCCAACCAGTATTGGGAATATCAGGTTTCAACCGGCCTCGAAGTTGTGCCGGTCTTGGAACACGAAAAGGACGATCTATTCCGGCCCTACGTGCGACGCAAAGTCTCTCGTTCGATGGTCGAGTTTCTCACCAACTTCTATTTCAACCTCGGCCTCGAAGAGTTCCACGGCGACTATGTTTTGGTCGGCTACGATATTCACGACGGCTCGAAGGTTTGGGTCCGCGAAATCGATCGATCCTCGGGTGAAGAGCTTATGGGTCGGCTGATCTGTGTCGCCGTCTTTGCCGGCAACGAGGAGCGTTACATTCCGCTGACGATGGAGCGCGCCGCGATGGAAAAGCGTGCGACTGCCCGCTCCAAGCGTCTTCAGGACAAGCTTGCAGTGGTCGAGGCCGAACTATCTCCCGGCAGATTTTTGGAGCAGGCGGCCGAAAGGCCAATGCCGCTCATCATCGACGCAACACCCGAGCCGGCCGCGCCAGAGCTTTACGTCATCTCATCCACCGACACGGCGACCGGAGCCGTCGAGAGCCCGCGTAGGCGGACCTTTGCAAGCGACGAGGCGCTTGCAGCGTGGGCTCTCGAAAATCCGGGTGATCTCACCAGTAACCAAGTTCGCGTCTTGCGGCAGGCTCTCAACAAAGCCTCGGCAATTGAACTGTTTCGACTGTCAGGCATCGACGTGGACGCGCTTCGAAACCTCATCCGCGCCGCTGCCTGACTAATCTTATCAACGAGGAATTTAGCATGAAGACTGTTTTTGTCGAGACTAGCAACGTTAGGCGTTTCATGTCGGCCCTGTCTGCCCTTGAGGATCGCGGCGCGCAGGAAGCCTGCCTAGTGGTTGTCGATGGGCTTCCCGGCCTTGGGAAAACTACTACTCTCAAGCATTGGGTGGCTCAGAATAATTGCATCTATCTCCGCGCAAAGAAGGAATGGACGCCGTCTTGGTTCATGACCGAGCTGTTAGATAGCCTGCGGGTGCATCCTCCGCATTCCTTCCAGAAAAAGTACACCAAGGTTCTTGAGGAGCTTGCGGTTCGCCAGACTTCCGCCCTCATGTCGCGGCGTTCCTTCGGTCTCGTGATTGACGAAGCGGACCACGTTTCGTCCAGGGCGCAGATCCTTGAGACAATCCGCGATATCTCCGACATGATCGAATTGCCTACGATCCTTGTCGGTATGGGGCGCGTAAACGACAACCTTGCTCGGTTCCCGCAGGTTTCCTCCCGCGTTTCTCAGAAGGTCCGCTTCGAAAAGGCGACCAAGGACGATGTGCGCCTGCTTATCAAACAGCGGTGCGAAGTGCCGGTCGCCGACGATCTTGTAGATTTCGTCCTGACGGTCTCTCAGGGTTTCAACCGCGAAGTGTTGGAAGCCATCGCGAATATCGAGCGTTTCGGCTTCCGGGGTGACTTTGACCCGAACGGTAGCGGCATCGCTCTGCGCGACATGGGCGGGCAGGTCATCATGAATGACCGGCGCAACAATCAGCCAATCGTTGTCCCCGAGGTGCTGTGATGGCTGAGAAGTTGGAAGCTGGCTCATTGCCGACGGCCATCCTGCATCATCTCAGCGACGGTGCTTGCCAGACGATTGATGCCTTAAATGAACAACTAGGGCTTGATCGCCGGCAGATTTCTGACGGCGCAGCCAGACTTGTTCTGCGCGGTTACTTGGAACGCATTGAGGCGGGCTGCTATCAACTTACGGACGCCGGCCGAGCAGCTGCAGAACGTGGCGAAGTGGTCAAGGCGGGTCCGTGGCGGCCCGATACCGCTAAGGTACGCAAGCCGGTGCGGAATACGTTCCGCCAGCGTGTTTGGAGCGCTATGCGGATGGGCGGGGCGTTCACGCTTGCCGATGTCGTCATGGCGGCTGCCACCGCCGAGGATGACAATCCAAAGGACAATGCGAGCCGCTTTGTTCGTCACCTGAAGGCTTGCGGCTACATCGCGGAATTGCCAGTTCGGCAGGCTGGCACGCGCCTCACTTCTACGGGGTTCAAGCGCTACCGCCTTCTGCGCGACACCGGGCCGATCGCACCGCAGTATCGACCGAAGAGCGGCGTCCTCCACGATTTCAATACCGGGGAGGACATTGCGTGCGCCAGCCAACCCTGATGCCTCTCCAAGATCCACAGTGGGTGGACGTGCTTCGTACCGAGGCGGCAAAGCCTGGGCGCTCAAAGCAGGCGATTGCGGACGAACTGGACGTGTCCCGCACGGCAATCTCCTTGATCGTCGCCGGCAAGTATTCGGCCGGCATGGACAAGTTTGCTGAAAAGCACGCCTCCAAGGTCATGGCGCTTTACGCACATCAAGTCTGGTGCCCGCATTTGCGGGCCTCAATCACCCCAGATGCATGCGCCGATCATCACTCGGCCCCCATGAACACCAGCGATCCGGCCAAGCTCAAACATTGGGCTGCCTGCCGGTCCTGCAAGAACAACCCTCTCGTCAAAGAAAGCGAGGTGAAAAATGCTGTCTGACGCGCTCCGTGCATTCAGAGAACGGTTCCGCGAGGGCGTTAAGAACGACGATCCACGCGGCTTGTTCCTAACGCTGCGCGCCTTCGAGTTGGAGGCGCGCAATATGGAAAACCGGCTCCAAGAACTCACCCATTGCCCGCATGTACCGCTTGACGGCCACCTGATCAGCTTTGGCGGAAAAGGGGAGCATCATGCTTAGGGTCTCCATCTTTTTGCGTCTGCTTCGACAGGCCTTCGAGACATCGTTGGAGATCGGCGAACCGCTTTCCCGCGATTCTCTGGAAGGCTCCATTGGCATTCTCAAGAGCTGTGAAGCGCAATCGGCCGCGATGGAAGACCGCCTTTCGGCTCCGGATCTCGGCGACCTGCCAAACAACGTCGTGTCCCTTCAGGCTTGGCTCGAAGCCAAGCTCACCGCCTCACCGCAACCTATCCAGTAACCGCGAGAACAATCATGAACGCCAATGTCACCTCCAATTTGACCGCGTCCACCAACCTGACTGGCACTGAAGCTCCCGGCGTCATCGACGTTGGTGGAAATAAGTATATGGCCGATGCCAAAGGCAACCTCGTTCCGATCGAGCTAATCAAGCCTGCAGAAACGCTCCGCGATGAAACCGTGCGCAAGGTCATGGCGTACGCAAAGGATATTTCGGCGCAGATCGGGCGCTTCCGCAAGCATTCCTTTGACGATCTCGACGGCTTCGACGCCATTCTTGAGCAGGAATACGGCGCGAAGTCGGGTGGCGTGAAGGGAAACAGGACCTACACGACGTTCGATGGCCTGATGATGATCAAGGTCCAGATCAACGATTTCGAGACGGCCGGCCCCGAACTACAGGTTGCCAAGAGCCTGATTGATGATTGCCTGCGCGAATGGACGGACGAGGGCCGGCCGGAGATCCGCGCCATCATCACCCGCGCCTTCGACGTCGACAAGGAGGGCAAGGTCAATCTCCGCGAAATCAAGAAGCTGACAAAGCTCGACATCGAGGACGAGCGCTGGAAGCAGGCGATGCGTGCGATCGAGGACGCCATCAATGTCCAGTACTCCAAGCAATATGTTCGGTTTTACGAGCGTGCATCCGTCAAGGATGACTGGACTGCCGTCACCGTCGATCTGGCCAAGGCATGAGGGCAGAACATGCTATCCCTACGCCTTTTTCAGTTCAATGCCGTACTGTCTCGCCATCTCACTCATACCGTCGAGTGTAGCCTGAAGCGCTTTGCACACCCATTCGATCTGCGGAGGCACTTTAAAGGCTACAAAATGCTCGAGCATATGGGTCTGCTCACCATCGTGTATGACCGTTTTCTTCAAATACCTAGCCTGAGCGATCTGATTCGTAAGCTCCTCGCAGGAAGCCAGGTGTTTATTCATCTGGCTAATATCGTCAGTCAGCACTCCCCCAAACAGACGCTCGGCATCGCCCCACGCTGGGTGACTGACGACATCAACTACCTGACGGCAGAGCTCATAGATCGTCCGAACGTCATCAAGGACGAGCTTTTCGACGGTGTCCCATCTGATTTTTTGGTCCGAGAGAATATTAAGCCGTTCGAAGCCCATCTGCGCTTTTTTCAGATTGGCAAATTGCGGCAAAAGCCATCGCTCAACGGTGAGCCTATCGGCGCGAAGACTGAGGTCCACCAACTCATTGTGTCGTCTCTGACTTTCTCTCTCGCCAAGTTGCATCTGCCCAACCGTGAACAATGCGGCGGTCACTGCCAAAAGGCCAGTAATGAGGGTCTGGTAGTTATACAGATATGTGAAAAACGGGCTGCCCAGCACCTCAAAAGAGTCGGGCTTCGGCCATGGGCCGATCATTCCAAGCCACACAAAGCCGCTCGCAAGCAGAAGGATCGCGAGGATCAATACGATTACTACAATCAATCGCGATGGCACCGGTTCCCCCCATGTCATTTGGCTGTGTCCCGGGGTTTGTCTCACGCCATGGGTTGCACCGCAAGTCGGTGGCGCCACGCGGAGGTCACGCGGTGATGACGGGCGCTTTCAACCCAAGTCAGACCAGCTTTAGCCAGGGCTACGTTCTTTGCTCACCGCAAGGCACGTTGCTCGGTCATAGCTATCGAGCGACGGAAGCTGAAGCAGTCGCCTGCGTGTTCGCCAACGAGGAGTTTCTCGATCAATTTTGGAAGGAAGCGAAGGCCGAGGGCTGGACGGTGCAATTCGTCTACGCTCGCATCTTCACGCCGACGTTCTTCGCAACCAAGGTCCTTGCGGCGCTGGAAGCCCGCGAGAAGGCAGGTGCGGCATGAGCTATGAATACGTTCGCAGCTATTATGGCGTCGATCGTGTGCCGGGTCAGTTCGTCACACACGATGTCACGGGCCGACACGGTGTCATCCGTTCGGAGGGCGGCAGCAACCAGCATTATATCCGTGTTTGCTTCCAAGGAGACAAACACGCCCTGTACTGCCACCCGACCGAGCTGACCTATCACGGTCGAAAGGCGGTCGCATGAACACGATCGCCATCATCAACATTGCCCGCCAGCAGCTTGGCATGGATGAAGAAACGATGCGCGCACTTTATGTGCGCGTAGCCGGCGTCAGCTCTCTCCGCGTCATGACCGAACGCCAGCGCCTTGCTGTTGTCGAGGAGCTGAAGCGGAAAGGCTTTCGTGTCAGGAAGAGCGGCAAAACCCTGCCGGCGTCTACCAAGCCGTATATCCGCTTGATCCACGCCCTCTGGAAGTCCTGCCATCGCGGCGGCGTCATTCAGGATGGCTCACGCAAGGCGCTCCGCTCGTTCGTCAAGGAACGCACCGGCACCGACGATCCAGACTTCCTCACCTACGATCAGGCATCCCCGCTTATCGAGGCGCTCAAGGGCATGGAGCGCCGCAGCCAGAGCGCCAAGGGCTAACCCCATGAACCGCGCACCGACCACTCCGACGCTTCCGTTGTTTGGTTGGTCGGTGCGCTCCGAAGCGCTCGCGATCGCTACCGAGCGGCAGGCGCTGAAGGCAAAAATAGACCGGATGCGGCCGAGGTCGGAACGCCGGCTCATGCTGGAAGTGACCTTGCGAGAATTGACACTCAAACAGCTTTGCCTTGCGGGCAGACATGAAGGGAACCGGAAGTGAAACGCAGGAAACGCCGCAACACCAGAAAGGCTCCGCTCTCGCTGGAAACGCTGCAGCAGCTCGCACCTTCGATCCTGAAGGTTGCGGGCGAAAGCCATCCGAGAGAAGGCTTTGAGCTAACGAAGGCATCCGGCATCTGGTTTTGCAACAACGGCACGCTCACCGCGCGCCTCGTGTATCGCGCCAAGAGCACGGCCGAAGACTTCACCAGCATCGTCTACCAGATCCGCAACATCGCCTTAGAGCGCGCCGAGGGCTGCTAACGTGACAGAGATCCGGACCAACCTGAACGAGGTGCCGCGCTCGCTAGTCGACGTCGCGGAAATCTTCGGCATGGGTTTGTTCATCCGGTTTGTTGAGCACTTCGGCGGTACCGAAGTGAAATTTCGTCGTCTTCCGGGCGATGACCATCCTGTTGTTGTCGCTCTTGGCAAGGAGGATGGAATGGCGCTATGTAATTTCCTCTCGGGGCAAACCGTCTACGTGCCTCACATGCGCAGTCGTCGAAACGCCCGTCGCGACGTGCTTACACTTCAGGACCAGGGCAAGAGCCGCTCCGAGATCGCGCGGCTTCTGTGCATTTCGCAGCGCCATGTGCGCCGAGTCGCGAACGCACCCGAAAGCGTCGATCAGCTAAAGCTGTTCGACTGAAACCGGGCGGACCAATCGTCCGCGCGAAATCCGCCCTGAAATCCAGTCCTATGCTTCGCAGTCACCCGTACGCGAGGCATTATGTCGACACTCCTTTCCAGAATAGACGGCAGCGTCCTGCTCGGCATTGCCGGTGGTCGCTCTAAGTCGCAGATCGCCAATACCAACGCTTTCGGCGACATGCTGGCAGATGCGTGCTTGGCATATCAGATCGACACGCCGTTGCGGCTGTCTCACTTCATCGCCCAGACGGCCCATGAGAGCGATGGCTTTCGCACCATGGAGGAATATGCCACCGGCAACGCGTATGAGGGCCGCAAGGATCTCGGCAACACCAAGCTCGGTGACGGTCCACGGTATAGGGGTCGCGGAACCATCGAGCTAACCGGCCGCGCCAACTATCGGGCATTCACCGCCTGGATGCGCAAGCGGATACCGAGCTGCCCCGACTTCGAGGCGCAGCCGGAGCTCGTCGCGCAGTTTCCGTGGGCTGGCTGGGCAGCCTTCTATTTCTGGTCGGAGCATGGTCTCAATGCGCTGGCTGACAAGGATGATCTGGTCGCCGTCACCAAGGTCGTAAACGGCGGCCGAAACGGTCTGACCGAGCGCGCCAAGTATCTCGCGAAGTCGAAAACTGTTATCGGCACGTTGGTCGCCGATCTGATGTCCCGTGAGCAAAAGTTCCCAGTCCTGAGGCGCGGTATGGCCGGCGCAGCGATTGAAGATCTGCAGCGCGGCCTCGTCGCTGCCGGTGTTTATCACCTCTCCATAGATGGCTTCTTCGGTCCCGGCACCGAACAGGCCGTGCGCGCCTTCCAGAAAGCCTACGGGCTGACCGTCGATGGCATCGCAGGCGCCGGCACATTCGGCGCGCTCCGCACCGAGAAATTCCTCCCCTGACTTCCAGCCCCAGGAGCCTTCATGCGCCGTCTTATTTTGCTTCCTGCCTCCGCTGCGCTTTGCGCCGTCATGCTTTCGAGCTGTGTCACCGACAAGGTCGCCCAGGTCGATCAGACGATTCAGCAGAAGCTGGAAAAAGTCTGCCCGAGGCTCGACGCGGTTCACGACGCCTTCACGCTTGCCACGGTGTTCTTCCACGTCCCGGAGAACGTCATCGACGCGGAGAACACCGCTTATGCCGGCGTCCAAGCGTTCTGCGCAAACCCTCGCACAGTCACAATCGAGAACGCCCCACAGAAGGTGCAGGACGCGATCGATGCCATCAACAAGGCCCGCCAGAAGGTGGGCCAGTAGCTTCAACAAAGGAACTGAAATGACCTTGAAGTCTCGCTTCATTGCCGTCGTTGTTGGTCTGCGATCAGTCGTGGCCGACGTCATGCCGCCGAGTCCTTTTCCCCTGATCGCCACGGCACTTGCCTTCCTGATGGTTGGCAGCGTTTGCGCCTTTGCCCAGGATGGCGGCGGCTCGATCGGCGTAACCGTCGCAACCACCTTCACGAAAATCAGCGCGGTGGTGGAAGCGTCCGCCATCATCGTCGGTTGCGTGTTCGCCCTTCTAACGGGTGGCCGTCTGATCGTTCAGCTCATCGGCCTACTCGGCATAAAGGATGCCACACAAAGGGCGCAGCTCGAAAAGCTGTTCAATGATCGCTTGCACTCGGCGATCACCAACGCCATCCAGTACGCGGTGACCCGATCCGGCGCGCCGATTTCGGCGGTGACCCTCGCGGCGATTCTCTCCGATGCGGTCGCATACCTGCAGGACAAGAACCCCGACACCGTCGCTTTCTTCAATCTCGAAGTGAAGCAACTGGAGGATCTCGTGGCTGCCAATTGGCCGACCGTCTTCAACTGGCTGAAGAGTTCCGACGCGCCGATCGGCACCACGCCCGTCGCAACCTAGTTTTCAACCAAGCAACCGCTTTTCGAAGGGTGGCGCTGCGCCGCCCTTTGGCTGCCCGCACCGCGATCAGAAAGGCATACTGTGGCGGAGAACGAATACTTGACCGCTCGCGTGGACAACGCCCACGAACGGCTCGACAAAATGGACTCGCGCGTGGGTGCTCTTGAGAGAGAGAACGCCGTCACGAACGAGCGCATGAGCACCATTCAGGCGTCTCTCAATGAAATCAAAACGTCGCTGAAGGAGTTCACCTCTGACATCCGCCGCACATTGTGGTGGGTTGCCGCTGCGATCGGTGGTCCCGTCATCGGCGCAATCATGGTCTTTATCCTGAAGGGCGGCCTGCATGTCTAACGATACCGATACCCGCCGCAAGGCACGCTCCGACTATGTTTACCGCCGCATGACAATGGCCACGATTTCGGTGACACTCAATGTCAGTCAGGCGACCTTGGGCCGCTGGAAAAAGGCCGCGAAGGCCAACGGCGACGATTGGGATATGGCGCGCGCTGCTTCCACGATCGCTGGTGAGGGCCTCGATACCGTCGTGTCGTCGGTGACCGAAGATTTCGTCATCATGGCGCAGGCTCTACTGGATGAGGTCAAGAATAACAAGGATCTGACCCTAGACCAGAAGATCAAACACATGGTCGCCCTGGGCGATGCCATGGTCAAGGTCACGGCGTCGGCCGGCAAGCTCGCTCCGAAGATCTCCGAACTCGGCGTTGCTCAGTCGGTCGTTCAACATCTGGTCGGTTTCGTCCAGGAGCAGTTCCCGCAGCATATTTCCGTGGTGCAGGAAATTCTGATTCCGTTCGGTGACCGCATTGCGACCGCCTTCGCGCCATGAAGCGACCGAACCTCAAGGCCAAGGTCAGTGAGAAGGACTTTCGCGAGTGGATCTCTGCGAAAGCCGATGAGCTGGCGCGATGGGTCGACCTGTCGGTTTCGGCGTTTCCCGTCGATCAGAAAGCCAAGGCCGAGCGCCTCGCTAAAGTCCGAGACCCCGAAACCGGCTTTCAGTTCTTTCTGGAAACCTATCTGCCTCACTATGTCAAAGGTGAGCACAGCCTCTTTCATGAGGCGATTTTTGCGCGCGTGCCGGAAATCATCGCCACTAAGAAGGGCGTTAGAGATTTGTTCGTCGCGCCCCGAGGCTCGTCCAAATCCACCCATCTGTCTCTTGGATTTGCGCTCTACTGTATCTGCCTCGGCTATAAACGTTACATTCTTGAGGTCTGCGATGTGTATGCGCAGGCGGCGCTATTGATCGAAGCCATCAAGGCGGAATTGACTGAAAATCCACGCCTGTCGAATGACTTCCCCGATGCGACAGGACAGGGCCGGGTTTGGCGCGAGGGCGAAATTGTCACTAATGGCAATATCCGCGTCGAAGGGCTTGGCGCGATGCAGAAGCTGCGCGGACGCCGCCATGGTCCATATCGTCCCGATCTGATGTTTTTTGACGATCTGGAGAATGACGAAGCGGTGCGTTCACCCGATCAGCGAAAGAAGCTTGAGACGTGGATCAACCGCGCCGCCCTGAAGGTCGGGCCGCCTGACGGCTCGATGGATGTGGTTTGGGTCGGAACCGTCCTGCACTATGACGCGGTATTGGTGCGGGCAGCAAAGTCGCCTGTGTGGCGGGTTGCCGAGTTTCAGGCGATCATCCGGTTTCCCGATCGCATGGACCTTTGGGACCAATTCGAGGAGGTATACCAGAACGACGGCGAAGAGGCCGCTCGGGCATACTATGCCGAGCACAAGCCCGATATGGATGCGGGCGCGATCGTCAATTGGCCGTCCATGCAGCCCCTTATCTGGCTCATGCTGGAGCGAGCTGCTGACCACGACAGCTTCCAGACCGAGTATCAGAACAAGCCGATCAACGCCGGAAGCCCGTTCAGCAACCTCACCTTCTGGGTGCTGAAGCAACCGGACCTCATTCATTTCGGCGCGGTTGATCCGTCGCTCGGCAAGAAGGGTCATGGCCGCGACCCGAGCGCCATCCTGATCGGCGGGTTCAATCGCCTGCATGGCACGATGGATCTGCTGGCGGCCTCCATTCGTCGGCGACTGCCCGACATCATCATTTCCGACATCATCGCGATGCAGCGAGAATACCGCTGCTTGCTTTGGTTCGTGGAAGCCGTCCAGTTTCAGGAATTTCTGCGCACCACGTTGATGACGACAGCCGCCAAGCAGGGCGTGGGGATTTCGGCCGTGCCCGTCACCCCTACCGCCGACAAGGATCTGCGCATCGAGCGCCTTCAGCCGCCGATGGCTGCAGGCTTGATCCGCATCAACCAAACCCAACAAACCCTGATCGATCAGCTGCAGCAATGGCCGGATGCCGACCACGACGACGGTCCTGATTGTCTCGACATGCTCTGGCAGAACGCTCTGTTCTACACGGGCGGTGGCTCGGCCGGCTCCGCTGCAGGCATTCAGACGGCTGGTGCGGATAATGACGATGTTATGCGAGGCTATAGGTTTTGAACGAATCCACGACGACAGAGCCAGTTGATCAGGTGAGCCGGAAGAACCTTCCCACAGGCGCCGGAACACTAATTGCGACTGCCCGCAACGATATCACTATCCCCTACTATTCGGGCGCGCTGCAGTATCAGGATGACACGCTACTGCAACGCGGCGGCGGTCTCGGCCTAAAGATCTATGATGAAATCAAGCGCGATGGCCGCGCCTATGGTGTGCTTCAGAAGCGCGCGTCTTTGCTTCTGCAGCGCGATTGGGTCATGGAGCCTGCATCTAACGCATCCATCGATATCGCCGCCGCCGACTTCTGCAAGGAAGTGATTGAGGGGGTGGCCTTCGATCGACTTTGCAACGACATGTGCGACGCCACCTTAAAAGGCTTCAGCGAACATGAGATCGTTTGGGGGCGCGAAGGCAATCGCATCAAGCCGGTCGATATCGTTACTCATGATCAGCGCCGCTTCGTTTTTGACGAAAATTGGCGTTCCCGGCTGCTCACAATGACCGCCGCTCGCGACGGCATCGAACTGCCCGACCGAAAATTTATGGTGCATCGTTTCGACGCGAAGGGGAACAACCCATACGGCCTTGGCCTCGGCACGCGGCTGTTCTGGCCTGTGCTGTTCAAGCGGGAAGGCATCGCCTTTTGGCTGCACTTTCTGGACAAGTATGCAGAACCGACCGTCGTCGGAAAAACCCCGTATGGCGTGCTCACTCCCGAACAGAACGAGCTGTTGCAGAAGCTGCGGCAGATCCGATCCAGTTCGGCTGTCGTGTTGCCGATCGGGACCGATGTCGAATATCTGGAGGCCGCCAGATCTGGCAGCGTCAGCTATGAGACGTTCCTTGAGTATTGGGACAAGGACATCGCGATTACTGTCCTGGGCGAGTCCCTATCGACCGATATCGGTTCCGGTGGGTCGCGTGCTGCGTCCAGCACACATGCAGACATGTCCGCCATGCTGGTCGATAGCGACTCGGATCTGCAGGCTGACACCTTTCACGATCAACTCCTTAGGTGGATCGTAGAATACAATTTTCCGGGTGCAGGTGTGCCTTGGGTCCGTCGCCAGCGTCCGGAGAATGAGAAGGACAAGGCCGAGACGAAGTCCTCCAAAGCGGGTGCGGCCAAGTCCACCAACGACGCCATTGTCTCGATCGTCGCCACAGCCGCGAAAATAGAAGACGACACCGATGCACGGGAATACATCATTTCGTTTGGCCTGACGGATGACCTGTCCGAAACTGCGATCGACAGTCTGGTGCAAGCTCGCTCTTCCTTCACGGAAACCAGTCAGTCAATGCAGAACATGCGTCAGCTTGCGCAAAGCTCGCCGGCCTTTGCCGCGCTGTTCGATGGGCCGGCCGGCGTAAAAAAAAACACCATATCTGCGTAAGCTTCGCGGCTGATGACGACGCGGTCGGCTTAATTGCCGATCAGGCCGAAATCCGGTCGGCCAAATATTTTAACGGCCGGCTGGACGCCATACGCGCCGCGATCGATGCCGCATCGGATTTTCCGGCTGCCCAGCGATCGCTGCTGGAGATCGGCGCGAAATGGACGCCGCTCGTCCTTGGCAACCTACTTTCCGACCTATTCGATCTGTCTGCGTTGCAAGGCCGCGATGCGGTCTTTGACGACGATGGCAGCAAGGATGGCGGCTCAAGCTTTGCCGATGATGCCGTTACCGGCCAGCCGTTTCAGGAGCAGATAGACTTCTTCCGCCAGAAACGCGTCAAGCCTACCAAAGCATGGACAGACGCCCTGCGCGGCACGCACGATCGCGCCTTTGTCGTAGCCGGCGCGACCGATACGGCGATGCTCGAGGATTTCCAGAACGCCATTGCCGGTGCGATCGAGAACGGCGGCACGATCGAGGATTTCCGCAAGGACTTCGACCGGATCGTTGCCAAGTACGGCTGGCAGTACAAGGGCGAGCGCGGTTTCCGCTCCCGCGTCGTGTTCGAGACGAACATTCGCACCAGCTACATGGCCGGCCGCCTGAAGCAGATGCGCGACCCCGCCGTCATCAAGGCGCGACCGTTCTGGGAATACCGGCATGCAATGATCCGCGTGCCGAAGAACCCGCGCGCCGTGCATGTCAAATGGAATGGTCTCTGCCTCGCTCATGACGATCCTTGGTGGGACACACATTTCCCGCCGAACGGCTGGTTCTGCACCTGCGGCGTCCGCACCTTGTCGCTGGCGGATATGAAGCGGCGCGGCAAGGACGGTCCCGACAAAGCGCCCCAGGATCTGATGGTGCCGGCGCTAGATCCCGTCACCCGCCAGCTGGTTGAACGACCGCAGGGTATCGGCTTCGGGTGGGACTATCAGCCGGGGAACCTTTGGGAACAGGGCCTCGTGCCGTCCGCCTTGATGGATGAAGGCGGACCGTCGCTCGACAATCCCCGTATGGCCGCGTCGATCGACACGCCCGAGCCGATCGCCGACCTTGTCGCAGCGGCCGCGCCCTTCCAGGCACAACCGTTAGAGGACGGCCTCCAGCCCGAGGATTATGTGCGCGGCTTCCTTCAGCCGTTTGGTGCCGATCTCGGTAAGGCCGTTCTGTTCGAAGATGCCACGGGGACGAAGATCCCGATTTCCGATCAGCTGTTCCGCGATCGGAGCGGCAACTTCAAAGTCATGAAGCATGATCGCGCCACGATCACACCGTTGCTTGCCGAGGCGCTCCGAGATCCGGACGAAATCTGGTTGGGTGTCGCCAACAAGACCGACCCCACAGACGGCAGCAAACAGGAGCTGGTCGTTGATCGTCGCTATATCCGCGCCGACCCGAAAAACGGGCTGATGATCGTCTTCGAGATTGGAGAACGGTTCTGGCAAGCTGTGACCGCTTACAACACGACCACGAAGAAGGGGACGCCGGATCTCGGCGCGCTCGATCGGCGAAGGGGCGGAAAGCTGCTGTTCAAACGGCGGAAACAATAAAGGCCGGGGTGATCCGGCCTCTTTATCGCTCGGCTACCTTGACCATCACCGGTCTGGCCTTGCGACACATTATATATATTCGAAAAGGCAGGGAAAGTCGATATGGCCGGCACCACCATTACCTACAAGGTCACCATAGAGAATGCCGAGCTGAGCGCGGAACTGGACGCGCTCGCTCGCCGCGCCAGCAATCGGCGTGACTTCTATGTGCAGGTCGGCGAGCACATGTTGAATTCCACGGATGAGAACTTCCAAAAAGAGCGAGGTCCGAACGGCCAGCCTTGGAAGAGCCTTCTGCCGGCGACGATCAAGCGACGCGAGGAGAAGGGCCTAACGCCGATCAAGATCCTCCGCGCCACCGGGAGGCTTGCCGGCTCGATCAATTACCTTGCCAGCAACGACGATATGAGAATGGGTTCGCCGCTCCCCTATGCCGCCATCCACAATAACGGCGGTGAGATCGAGCGGCCCGAACGCACGCAAACGATCTATCAACACTATGACGCCAAGACGGATGAGATCGATCAGCGCTTCCGTAAGAAGTCGAAAGCCAACTTTGCGCGTGATGTCCTGGTCAAGGCGCATTCGGTGATGATGGAGGCAAGGCCGTTCCTCGGCATCTCGAAAGACGACGAAAAAGCAATCATCGAGATCGGTAGGGAGTGGTTGCGGGGCGAAAACGGGCAATCGGAATAGCGGCCCACAGGCGCGTATCGGGCCTCGCGACGGTCGATGGGAGCGGCCGATATAGGGGAGCCGCGTTAGAGTAGCGTTAGAAACGGAAGGAGAGCCGGTCATCTCTCTTTCGCCGCCCGCGTCTTGAATCTCCACGCGGCATAGCGCATTGTCGGACGAGATCAGAAACAGCCATTGGGCGGACCAATCGTCCGGACGCAGCTGTTTCGCTAACGGTGCATGGTCACTTCCAGACTGTTTTGTCGGAAGGACCACATGACCCCGCCCAACACCAGCAAAGCTCGAATTGAAGTTTTCCGCACCGGCACCTTCACGCCGATGGAAGGCGCGGCGATCACCTATACCGCCGCCGACCTGAAGACGATTGGCGATATCTACGATCGTGATACCGCGCCGGCCCCGATCGTTGTCGGTCACCCGACGACTGACGCCCCGGCTTACGGTTGGGCTGATAGCTTCGAGTACGACGCATCTGCCGATCGTCTCTTTGCCAACGTCAGCGAGGTCAGTCCTGCATTTGCTGATGCGGTTCGCGGTGGCGCATACAAAAAGGTCTCCATGTCCTTTTTCCGGCCCAACGAGCCGGCAAATCCCGTTCCCGGTTCATGGTATCCGAAGCATATCGGCTTCCTTGGTGGCACAGCTCCTGCCGTGACCGGCCTTGCGAACGTCCAGTTTGCTGCCGATGCCGCCTCGGTCACCTTCACCAGCAATTTCGGCGATCCCGGCTTTGAACAGGCTGCCAGTCTGTTTCGCGGGCTGCGCGACTTTTTCATCGACCGGTTCGGCCTGGAGGATACCGACAAGGCTCTGCCGGCCTATCGGATCGACTGGCTCGGTGAGACCGAAACCATCCCGGCTGTGCAGCCCGACTTTTCAGCACGCCCCGCGTGGTCGCCTGTAGTCCACACGCAGCCACGCCCCGCCCATCTTCAAATCATCCAAGAGGAGCCGTCCTTGATCCATCCAAATCCTACCTTCGCGGCTCGCGAGGCCGCCCTCGCCAAGAGCGAGGCTGACCTTGCTGCCGAGAGAGAGGCGCTGAAGCAGCGCCAGCTTGAACTGAACCACACCGAGCATGTCGCCTTTGCCGAAGGCTTGGTGACGGCCGGCAAACTGATCCCGGCATCGAAAGACAAGGTTGTTGCACTCCTCGACGCCATGCCGATCGACGTTTCCGTTTCCTTCGCTGCTGGCGACACGACCACCAAGCTGCCGGCGTCGAAGATGCTTCGCGACATTCTCGACGCGCAGCCGAAGGTGGTTTCGTTCGGCAGGTTGGATCTTCCGGCCGCGCCCAATGAGGCGCGCGCAGCTTCGTTCGCCTCCGATGGCAAGCCCGTCGATACCGAGCAACTCGCAATTCACCAAAAGGCGCTGGCCTATGTGCGGGAGCATCCGGGCACGGAATATCTCGCAGCCGTCGCCGCTGTTTCCTAACGGAGGGACATCCCGTGCTGCAGTACTTTCATGCCATCCTGAGCCTCAGCCTCACCGCCACGAGTGTTTTCGACGCCCACGATCTCGTTGACTTCAATGACGCGAAGATCACGGCGGACGATCAGCCGGTGAAGGCCGTGGCCCAAAATCCCGCGACCGAACTCGGTCTGCAGGTCGCCGGCACCGCGCTCGGCTACCACCGTGTCCGTTCACGCGGCGCAATCACTGCTGGCACCAAGGTCATCTCGGCTGCCCAGGGCGGCGTGAAGGCCGCCGTCGCGAACTCCGCCAATCCATTCGCCACGGCGCTGACCAGTGCCGCCGATGGCGAGTTCATCGACATCCTCATCCGCTAACGGAGCTTTCCGCCCATGAATCAGCCGCTCAATCAGCGAACCGCCGCCGTGATCGATGTCATCCTGTCGAACTATGCGCGCGGCTACAAAAACTCGACGTTTATCTCCACGTCGCTCTTTCCGATCGCCCCGGTTCCGAACCGCTCCATGCGTGTCATCAAGTTCGGCAAGGAGTCGTTTCGAATGATGAACACGCGCCGTGCGCCAGGCGCAGAAAAGAAGCGTGTCCAGTACGGGTACGCCTCTGATCCGGTTGGCTTGGTGCAGGATGCGCTCGAAGCCACGGTGCCAGTCGAACATCAGGAAGAGGCCGAGTCCGTCCCCGGCATCAATCTTGCTGCCGGCGCAGTCAATATGGTGATGGACGTCGTTGGTCTCGGCCATGAGTACGAATGCGCTCAGCTCGCTCGCAATCCTGCCAACTACGACAACAATCACAAGCTGGTGCTTGCGGGCGCTACCCGGTGGACCGATCCGGGTAGCGATCCGAAGGCGACGTTCGATATCGCCAAGGAAAACATCCGTCGTTCGATCGGCCGATATCCGAATACCTTTGCCCTCGGACCTTCTGCAGGCAATGCCCTGAAGAACCATCCGAAGATCAAGGAGCAGTTCAAGTACACGTCGAAGGACAGCATCACCACCGACATGATTGCCGCCTATTTCGATATCAAGCGCGTGGTGATCGGCGAAGCTGTCTACCTTCCGGAGACCGCAGACGATACGACCATGGCGCTCGATGTGTGGGGCGATGATGCCGTTCTCGCCTACGTGCCCGAAATCGGTGACAACTATCAGGTGCCGGCCTTCGCCTACACCTACCAGTTGCTCGGCTATCCGCAGGTTCAGCAGCCCTATTTCGAGCAGAAGACCGACAGTTGGATTTATCCGATGAAGGTCGAGCAACGTCCCATCATCACCGGTGCTGAAGGTGGCTTCCTGATCAAGGACGCCGGCAAGTCGGCTTAACGAGGAGCATTCTCATGGATGACAAATCCAAGGAAGTGACGTTGGGCATGCCGGCCGGTGTGGGCGGCACTCATCGTCCCGCTGGCTGGTCAGGGCGCGTCACCGAAAATGAGCACGAGCATCTGGTTGCGGCCGGCGCTCTTGCCGAGGGCCAGAGCGGCCCTGACGCCGAGGCGTCCCATGTCGCTACTCTTCACGCGCTTCTGGATGAGGCGCTGGTCGAGAACGGCAAGCTGGAAAAGCAGCTTGAGCAGCAACGTCTCGATGCCGATCAGCGGATTGCCAAGATCCAAACGGATGCCGACAAGCGCATTGCCGATACTGAGGCCAAAGCAGCCAAACAGGTCAAGGCGGCGGAGAAGTCTGGCGACGACAAGGTCGCAACGCTCCAGGCCGAACTGGAAGCATTGAAGGCGAAGTCCACGAAATAACGACGCGCTACTCCCCGCGCCGATCGGCGGGGCGGCTCTCCTCTCGGCTGCCTCGCCACCCGTCACCCATTTGGAACCCTTGCGATGCCGTATGCCACGCTAGACGATCTGACAGAGCGCGCCGGCCAGAAGGAAATTCTGGATACGGCCGACCGCGACAAGGATGGCGTTCCCGACGCCGATGTCGTCGCGGCTGCGATCGCCACGGCCGAGGCCGAGATCAATGGTTACGTCGCGACGAAATATGCGCTGCCGTTCGCCGAGGTTCCGACGATCGTTAAAAACTGGACGGTCTCGATCGGCCGCTACTACCTGCACCGCTATTCCAAGCCGGAGGTGGTGAAGACGGATTACGAAAACGCCGTCAAGCAATTGCAGGACGTTGCTGCCGGCAGGATCACCTTGCCGCAATCGTCCGGACAGACGCCTCCGATCAATGGCGGCACCTATCTGATTTCTTCGCCAGCGCCGCGTTTCTGCCGCCACACCTTGCGGGGGTTCCGAGATTGTTGAACCTCTTCCGCGATCGGCTGAAGGAAAAGGCGCAGGGCCTTGCTTCCGTCGAGATCCTCGAAAACCTCGCTGCCCTCGAAAACATGACCGCTCCCGAAAGTGGCGCGACATTCGTCATTCCGTTTCGTGAGCGCGGCGCACCGAACAAGCTGATGGGGGGTGCCTTCCGTCAGTCGGTCACCGTTCAGGTCATGGTCGCCTTTGCCATCCGGGCAGACGACGATCCATCGGGCACCGGGCGCATCAGTCAGTTCGATACTTACAAGCGGTCAATTCAGGGCGCAGTCGGCGGGTGGAGGCCGGGCTCCGACAGTCGGCCGTGCGAGCTTGTCAGCGGCGAAGCGACCCCGCTCAACAGCAATACGGCGATTTACGCGCAGGTCTTCGAAACCACTTATTTTCTAACGGGAACCGACCAATGACCGACTATCCGAACAAGGGCGGCCGCTTCTATCGCGACCCCGATACCGGCGTCATCACTGACACGCCGCCTTCGCCTGCAGCGCCCGCCGAGGCAAAGACGCCTTCGCGCTCCAAGGGTGCGCCAACTTCCACCGCAGACGAAACCAAGGAGAACTGAGATGGTTGCACCTACGCTGGTCCAACTGGAGCCGCGCCTTTTCGACAAGATGGGTGTGGTCATCAAGATCGAGACGACCGAGGGCGAGGACGCTCTGCCGACCGCTGCCGACGCGATGATCTTTTCCAACGTTACGTTCAGGCCGATGGTCGCCACCCGCGTCCAGCGTAATCTTGTCATGCCGCAGCAGGGCAACCAGGGCGTCATTCTGACGGGCTATAACGCTCAGATCGAATTTGACGTGGAACTGGCCGGCTCTGGTGTCGCCGGCACGCCGCCGAAATGGGGCACGCTGATGCGTATCGGCAGCTTCAGCGAAATCATCACGCCAACAACCAGCGTCGAATATCGCCGTATCGACGCAAACCGGGAGCATGCAACGGTTTATGTGGTCCTCGACGGCGTTCGACATGTCCTGTTAGGAGCGAGCGCGGCGCTGAAGGCGACCATCAATTCACTGGGCATCCCGCATCTGCACGGCACCATCACGGGCCTGTTGGGTACAATCACTGATCAGCCGAACCTTGCCTTCTCGAAAGCAGGCTGGCTCACACCCGAGCCAATCTCGCCTGAAATAACGCAGCTGAAGCTGCACGGCTGGCAGGCAATCGCGGAAAGCCTTGAAATCGACTTCGGCACCAAGGTCGTCACTCGCTTCCTGATCGGCTCGCAGGGTGTCCCGATCACCGGCTATTCGGCTACCGGCACTGCCGTCGTCCAGGCGACAAAGCTGGCAATCGTGGACTGGTTCCAGAAGGCAAAGAGCCGAGAACGCGGCATCCTCGATTTCACGCACGGCGTCAATGCCGGCAACATCATCAACATCAAATCGCAGTTTGTCGAAACCGGCGAACCGTCGATCGGGCAGACCGACAACATCCTCAACTACTCGTTGGGGCTGGATATCTGCAGCGACGGCAGCCCCGAAGACATAGTGCTGACGCTCACCTGATTTCATCGTCCCTCTAACGTTAGGAAAAATGGCAATGACTGAATTCGTGCTTGCAGAAAACGACCGCTACTGGTGGCCGATCACCGTGCGCCTGCCCGATCCGGCAAATGCCGGCAAGATCCTCGTCCAGCACTTCGAAATGGAATTCGAGCCGCAGGACCGGGACGAGGTTCTGAAGCAGAGCATGATCCTTGATGGGCTGACCGACCCGCAGGAGCGTGTCGAGCATGAGCATGCGCAGTTGCGTGCCGTCTGCAAAAATTGGCGTAAAGGTCCCATCGATCGGAACAAGCAGCAGCTCCCGTTCACGGAGGAAAACTTCAATGCCGCGCTTCAGAAGTCGTGGTTCCGGATCGCTGTCTACACCGGCCTGAACGAAAGTCAGATGGGCAAGGAAGCCCGCCTGGGAAACTAAAGGCGGCAGCGCGCGCCTGGGCGTTAGACCGCCTAGGCGAGCGCGATCGGTCGAAGCCGGCCGAGGTCGATGCACAGCTCGCGGCGGATTTTGCCTTGATGGGCTACGAAGTCGAAGCGTCTGAAGTCATGCCGGAGAAGGTTGATTTCAAAGTGATGCGCTCGAACTGGCCCGCCGTGCTGACCTTTCTCGGTCTCGAAACACAGTGGCGCTCAGTCGGCCTGCACACTCGCATGTTCCTGACGGGTCTCGATTACAGCGCTGTCGATGCCTTCCTGCGGCGGCGCGACCTTCCCGATGATGTCTTTGATGATCTTCAGATCATGGAGAATGCGGCTCTAGCCGCTCTAAACGAGGTCTATCGCCGTGGCAGGTGAATTTCAGTTCGAAATGGTGTTCACGGCCGACACGTCGGCCGTGAAGCCTGCCGCAGAGACGGTCAAGTCGGAACTTTCCAACGTCGGCAACGCCGCCGATCAGGCGACGGATTCGCTTGGCAAACATACCGCTGCCCTCGAACGGGATGCCGCAGCAGCGAAAAAGGCGGCCGAGGCAAGCCGTCAGCAGGCGCAGGCCGAACGGGAAGCGCGCGATCAGCTCGCCCGCACCTTGAACGCACCGCCGCCTGCTTCGCCGCAGTCAGCGCCCGTCATCAGTCCTTTGCGCCAGCCGAGCGCTCCGGTGCAGGAGCCGGCACAGCGTCCGACAAATCCCGGTTCGTCGCCGCAGGATCTCGAAAAGCTCAAGACCAGCTATCTGCCGCTCTATTCGGCCCAGCGGAATTACCAGACGACGCTTGCCGATCTGGATACGCTGCAGAAGGCCAACGCGATCAGCGCGCAGGATCATGCCTTTGCCCTTGCAAAGGCCCAGAAGACCTTCGACCAAGAGACGGAGAGCGCCAAACGGGCGGCAACCGCGCTCCTCGGGCATTCGAACGCGGTCAAGCTTTCATCCTTCGAGATGAAGAACCTCGGGTTTCAGGCGAACGACACGATTCAGTCGCTCGCGCTGGGAATGCCGCCGCTGCAAGTTCTCTTGCAGCAAGGCCCGCAGGCCGTGCAGGCGGTCGGCGGTGTCGGCAATTCCTTGCGTCTTGTTGGGCAGGTCGCGACCGGTGCGAATATTGCACTCGCCGGGACGACTGCGATCGTGGTTGGCGGGGCAGCGGCTTGGAGCAGCTACCTCAATTCGATCAAGCCAGTGGAAGTTGCCGCTGCTGGTCTCGGCCGCGCCGTCGCCGGCACAGCTGGAGATATGGAGCGTTCTGCACAAGCGGGTGCCAGCACGGCCGGCATTACGGTGAAAGCTGCCCGGTCGATGGAGGCTCAGTTCCTTTCGACAGGTCGGATCGGCTCGGAAAACTTCACAAAGCTGATAGGCGTCTCGAAGGATTTCGCCACGACGATCGGCATCAATTCCGATCAGGCGGGCACGGCGCTGGCGCAACTGTTTGTCGATCCGGCAAAGGCGGCGCAGACCCTATATCATCAGTATGGTTTGATCGACGGCGCGACGGCCGAGTATGCGACACGGCTTGCCAACCAGAATCGAGTCTCGGAAGCACAGAACGTCATCCTCGACGCTTTGCCCGAACGTCTGGCAAAGGCTGCCCAGGCAACTACGTTGCTCGGGCGGGCTTGGGAGGGCGTCAGCCACGGTGCAAGCAACGCTTATGACTGGATCGGCCGAAACATTGACGCCGCCGTTAACGGGCCAACGCTGGAAGAGCAAGTTTCTCAAGCGCAAGCCAAATACCAGAAGCTGCTTGAGGCGCAGGAGGAGCGTCCGTGGTTCAACCGGCCGTTTGACGGGCAGGTCGGCCGTGCCCGCGAGGCGGTTAACACGCTCGGCCCGCAATTGCGCCGGCAGCAGGAGCAAGCGGCGCTTGCACGCGCCAAAGCGCAAGCGCAACAGGACGGAGCGAACTCCGTCTCTATCGCCCAACAGTCACCGGCAAATGCGGAGCTTCAACAGCGACAGGCGTTAGAGGATAGCCTTGAGGCCCTCAGGAAGGGTGCGAGCGCGCCGGGTCTGAGCGCGGACCAGCAGAACCAGATCAACGAGGCGATCAAGGCGAAAACAACGCTCTTGGGCAACCTCGCCGATAAGCAGGCGCGGCTCAACGAGATCAGCCGACTCGAAGTCCAGATTCAGTCGGCTCGCGATCCGGTTACTCGCGCCGAGCTGACATATCGCCAGCAGATCCTGCAGCTGGGCCTGCAGGAAATCAATCAAGCTAATGCCGAGGCGCAGGCCCAGCGAGCCCGCAACGAGATCATTCTCGCGGCGGTCAGCAGCTCGGGCGCGCAAGCGGCCGACATGCGGTCTGAGCTTGAAATCCGTCAGCGCCTAAATGCGCAGGTTGTTGCCGGCAACATGACCGCCGATCAGGCCCAGGCGAAGCTCCAAGAGGAACTGCAACTGCGGCCTCTCGTTGCGGCCGCCGACAAAGCCGAAGGCGAAACCAAACGCCAGTTGATCGAAGTAGTAAACGAACTGCGGAGCGCTTACGGAGGTTTGGCGGCCGAGCAAGAGCGCATGGCGGCTATCGGCATTGCTCGCCAGTCGCCAGCCAACGCGCCGTTAGAACAGCGGAGGTTGTTGCAGCAAGACATCGATCGGCTGAAGTCCGACATTGCGCGCGGTGGACAGGCGGATCCGGAAGTTACCGCCGAACAGAACGCGGCGCTTGCCGAAAAGCAGCGCCTTCTGGTCGCACTTGGCGACAAGCAACAGATTTTGAATCAGATTGACCAACTGGGCATCAAAATCCAGAACGAAACCAATCCCCTGATTCAAGCCGAACTAACGGCGCGTCAAAAGCGGCTCCAGCTTAGCCTACAAGAGACGAATTCCGCAGAGGCCGAGGCTGAGGCACTCCGCGCGCGCAATCTCGTCATCAATGCTTTCATAGCTTCGTCGGCCAGACAGGCCGGGGATATGCAGGCAGAGATCGGTTTTCGTCGCCAGCTGAACACGCTGGTGGCGGCGGGATCGCTGACTAGCGATGACGCCCAGAGAAAATTGCAGGAAGAATTGCAGCTCCGGCCATTGATCGCAGCAGCAGCTATGGCTGAGGGTGCAGAAAAACAACAGCTATTAAAGGTCATCTCCGATCTTCGAGCCGGCTATGAGGGACTTACTTCTGCCGAAAGAGAAGCCTCGGCCAACGACTATATTCGCTCTCAGCAGGACAAGCTTGAGACGTTGCGCGCGCAGCGGGCCGTCGTTGGTGAGAGTGAGGCAACACAGGCGCGCGTCAACGCCCTGGTGCAAGCAGAGCAGGACATCCGCTCTCGTGGGCTGGATGCCGCCAGCCGGCAAGCGCAGACTATCCGCGAAAACGCCGCCGCGATCGCCGACGCCAACACACAGCTCGAACGATCGAAGGACGCCTGGAATACCTATAAGCAGGCCGGCGAGAGTGCGATCGATGACGTGTTTAACGGGATCGCCAACGGAGACAAGATCGGAGATATCGGCAAGAAGCTGCTGAGTGACATCACTAAGGTTGGCATGCAGCTCATGGTGACCAACCCCATCAAGAACGCCTTGTTCGGCACGAACTATGGCACGCTTGACGATTTGCTGTCCGGGAAGAAGTCGGGCGGCGGGATTCTTGGCGGTCTCGGGCAGAACGTAGCATCCATGAGTGTGACGGCCGGTACGGTCATGCTCGCGGGCGGCCTTGGTGGCGGTCTCGGTGGCGGCCTCAATCTATTCGGCAAATCGTCTGATGTGACCGGCAGCATCGGAAAGACGCTGACCGCTGCCAACAACAATAGCGGCTCGTCCGCTCCAAGCGGTAGTATTGCCTCCTATATCGCCCAGGCGGCGACATCGCGCGGGATTGACCCAAACATTGCCCTGCGGGTCGCAAAGTCCGAAGGCGGTCTGAGCAGTTGGAATATGCAGTCGAGCGTATTCAAGAACGGCGTGCAGGAACCGTCTTTTGGCCCGTTCCAGCTTTATACGGGCGGCGGCCTCGGCAATGCCTTCATGTCCAAAACGGGACTTGATCCCCGGAACGCCGCGAACGGTCCTGCCGGCGTCGACTTCGCGCTCGATTATGCTTCCAAGAACGGTTGGGGGTCTTGGTACGGTGCAGGTAAGGCCGGCATTGGCAATTGGGATGGTATCGGCAAGGTTAACACCTCGCTCAACCAGCTTAGCGGTTCCGTTTCCTCGGCTGCGACAGGCGTCGGTGGCCTGACTTCCGCGACCGGCTCGGCCGCCAATGGCCTCACGACGTTTGGCGGCGGCCTTGATCAATTCGGCAACAAGCTCGCCACCTCAATCACCGGAGGCGGGGCGAGTGGTTCTGGCGGCGGCCTGTTCGGTGGCCTCTTTGGCGGTATCGGCAAGCTGTTTGGCTTCGGCGGCGGTGGCGGTTTCAACATCGGCTCGAATGCGACGCCGGTGACCGGATTCAATCCCTTCGCCGCCTACGCCGGCTTCGACAGTGGCGGCTACACCGGTCCCGGTGGCAGGCTCGAACCTGCTGGCGTTGTTCATAAGGGGGAGTTCGTCTTTGACGCCGCTGCCACCGCTCAGGCCGGCGTTTCCAATCTTGATCGCCTGCACCGCACGCTGAAAGGCTACGCGGACGGCGGCGCGGTCGGCCGCTCCGTCATGTCTGCGCCGGGGCCGACGCCGCTGCAGCCGATGGCTGCCGCCAACAGCAACGCGCCGGGTTCCATTCTCCGCACCGAAATGAACGTGTCCCTCGACGTAGCTGGTGCCGACAGCAAGCATGCCGAGGCCGCTGGCTATGCCGGCATGAAGCGTGCCCTTGAGGAATACGACAAGGGCCTCCCCGATCGCGTCCAATTCATCAACGACAATAAGAGGTGGCGCTGATGGCCGCACTTCCGCTTGAGCAGGTTTTTGACTTCCTCCCGATCGCGTCCGTCGATTGGAACATTCAACGAAATGACGAACTATCGGGTGCCGGCAGCGGCGACATGTGGACGGCCGAATTGTCCGATCCGCTCTGGGTCGGCGAAGTCACCCTTGACGTCGGTCGGAACGACGAGCTGAAGCAGGCGGCTGCGCGTATTCGCTCCCTTCGGGGAACGCAAGTCGCCTTCATGATGTGTGACCCGATTAGCCAGTATCCGCAGGCCGATCCGAAGGGCTCCATCCTCGGTAGTGCTGTGACCACGCTCCGGACGATTGGCCCCGATCGCATCACTGCGCGAATGAAGGGCTTTCCGCCCGGCTATGTTCTAACGGTCGGCGACAAACTGCAGATCAACTTTCAGGATCTCGTCGCCTTTGTGGAAGTCGGCGCAACCGTCGCGGCCGACGCTGCCGGCAATCTCGACGCGCCGATCTATCCAAACCTTCCGTCATCTTTCACCGCTGACAGCCTGGTCGTCGTCAAGCGTCCCGCCTGTCCGGTCATCATCGAGCCCGAAAGCCATAAGGCGGGCACTGCAACCCGAGACGTGACTGATGGCGCTGGTTTCAAAGTCCTGCAGAAAAGGAGACCCTGACCTTGCGTGATATCGATCCTGCAATGCTGAATGCGCTCATGTCAGCGCCGCGTGCCGGCCTCGTGCCGCGCCGGCTGGCATGGTTCGTGGCGAAGAACCGGGATACCGGGGCTCCTGCCGAAGCGGGCGTTTGGACCGGCAGCGAAGATCTCAACATCAGCGTGGTCAGCGGCACCACTCTCCAGGTCGTCTCCCGGCCATATATCGGCGGTCTGACCCTTGAGAGCATCGGCGACATTCCCCGAACATCGGATTTCACGGTCCAGACGGTGGACGTCAACCTGTCGCAGCTCGCCAGCGCCGCCCAGCAGCTGTTCCGCCAGTACGATCTGCGCATGGCTCAAGTGGAGATCCATGAAGTCCTGATTGACCCGATCACCCGCAATCAGATCGCGCCGGCTCAAATCGTCATGCTGGGCCGGGTGGATGGTGCGCCGGTGAAGACGCCACGGCGAGGAGAGACGGGCTCGGTAGTCGTCAAGGTGGTCAGTGACGTCATGTCGATGCTGACCCGCAAGAACCCGCGCAAATCCTCCCACCAAGGCCAGATGGTTCGCCAGAACGATCAGTGGGGCAAGGATTCGGCCGTCGTTTCAACATGGAAGATCCCGTGGGGGCAGAAGTCGGCATGACACAGCTCGTTAGAAGACCAGATTGGCGCGCTCGCTTCGAAGCTGCCGTGGACGAGATCAAGGCGACGCCCTTCGAATGGGGCGTACATGATTGCGGGCCAACATTCGCCGGCCGCCTCGTGCTTGCCGTGACCGGCGTCGATCTCGCCGCCCAATATGCAGGCTCCTATTCCAGCGAGACCGAGGCGCTTGCGATCATTCATGATGCCGGTTTCACCACCCTTGGCGAAATGGTTGCTTCCATGCTGCCCAAGATCCACCCGAGCCAAGCGCGCATCGGAGATGTGGCGGCGATCGCGATCGACAAGCCGATCGGGCACGCACTCGGCGTCGTCAATGGTGAGCGCATCCTTGTGCTGATGCCAAGTGGCGGCGTCGGCACTGTGGCGCTCACCTCAGCATCCATGGCATTCAAGGTAGGCTGATTTGTTCATTCGGCTTGTTCTCTTCCTCAATTTCTTCCTCGTTGCGAGCGTTGCTCACGCCGATCCGATCTCCGCGATCGGGCTGGTCGTTTCAGGCGTCCAGGCGCTCGCCAGCGGCGCATCTGTTCTCGGTCTCATTGTAAGAGCAGCCTTGGGCCTCGGCCTCAGCCTGCTTCAGCAGACGCTCAACAGGCAGAAAAACAAGCAATCCAGTGTCGGCTCCGTCCTCGAAATCAAGATGGGCGACGACCAGCCGATGACGTTCCCGGTGGGGTCGCGCGCGGTCGGCGGCCGACGCAAGTATATCGGTTCGTGGGGCAGTGCTGGCGGCACGCCGAACGCGTACCTGACGGACGTCATCGAGATCAGCAACTTGCCATCCTATGCGGGGCCGCTGGGTATCAGCAGCCTGTGGGTTGGTCAGCGAAAGTGCGGCGTGCTTTGGGACAGACCGGATCCGGACGGCCGAGGTTATCCCGTTCAGCAGTTCATGAAGCCGAACGGCACCGTCTACATGTGGATCAAGTACTACGACGGCACTCAAACCGGGGCCGATCCCTTCCTTGTCTCGAAGTTCGGCAGCCATCCCGATCGGCCCTATGGTGCTGACCGTATCGGCCGAGGCTGCCAGTACGTCATCGTCACGACCCGCCTGGATAACGATCTTCAGCTTGGCGGCAGCCCGCCTGAAATCCTTGTCGAGCCGCATCCGACGCCGATGTACGATGCACGCAAGGACAGCACCAACGGCGGCAGCGGCAGTCATCGCTTTGGCGACTGGACCACATACGAGCCGACACTCAACCCGATGGTCATCGCCTACAACATCGTTCGCGGCGTTTACTACACGCCAGACGAATGGGTGTTTGGCGGCCAGAACGTTGCCGCAAGCCGCCTGCCCAATTCGGCATGGTTCGCCGCCATGAACGAGTGCGATCGCGACGGGCAATATCGTTGCGGTCTTGAAGTCCAGTGCGATCAGGAACCGCTCGACGTTATCGAAGATCTGCGCGTGGCTTGCGCCGGCAGGCTCGCGGAAGTCGGCGGGATGATCAAGCCGCTTGTGGGTGCGCCGGGTGCTGCGATCTATGCCTTCGATGACACCGGCATCATTATCACCGACGAACAGGATTTCGAGCCGTTCCCGTCGCTGACCTCGACTCACAACAGCATCGCCGGCACCTATCCGGAACCAGAGCAGCGCTGGACTGTTACCGACGCTCCGGAGGCGCGCAACCTCGATCAGGAGGCGCAAGACGGCCAGCGATCGCTGCCGGCACCCGTTAGATTTGACGCGGTACCCTTTTCGGATCAGGTGCAGCACCTGATGAAGACGATGGCGGCCGAGCAGCGCCGCTTCCGGATACATACGCTCACGCTGCCGCCAAGCGCCTACGCGCTGGAGCCGAACGATGTCACGTCCTGGACGTCGGCCCGCAATGTTTACGGCAACAAGAAGTTCATCGTGACGGCGATCACCGGTCTGGCGGGCATGCTGCAGCGGGTGACGCTGCTCGAAATCGACCCGACCGACTACGATCCACCCGCCATCTACGTTCCCGCGCCGAATGGCTGGATCGGGCCGATCACCGCGCCGTCGCAGCCCATGACCGGCTGGGCGGTCGAGCCGGCCACCATCAAGGATGCAGGCGGCATCGATCGCCGCCCGGCGATCAAGATCAGTTGCGGGCAGGATCTCGAAGATGTGGCGGGCGTTTGGGTGCAGGTGCGTCTGAAGGCGACCGGAGACGTTGTTTTCGACAGCGATAGCAACCAGTATGCCTCGCCCTTCTCCTGGATCATCTCCGGGAACTGGATGATCTCCAATACCGACTATGAGGCGCGCGGCCGGTACCTTCCGAAGTCGAACCGGGCGACGGACTGGTCGGCCTGGCTGACGGTGAAGACGCCGAACGTCCTCATCCAGGCCAGCGACGTTCTCGATGGCGCTATCATCGCCTCGAAGATTGCTGACGCTGCTGTGACGGCGGCAAAGATCATGGATGAGGCCGTCACCAACCTGAAGCTCGCCGACCAGGCCGTTTCGACCGCAAAGATTGAAGTGGCTGCGGTCACAGCCGAGGTGCTGGCCAGCGGAGCTGTCATTTCGACGAAGCTGGCCGATGGCGCGGTGACGGCGGCGAAGCTCGCCCAAGGTACTGTAGACGCGACAAGCCTTGCGAACAGCATCAAGGCCATCGAAGTCGTCTCTGATCTTCCCACCTCGGGCAATGTCGAAGGCCGGCAGGTTTTTCTAACGACGGATGGAAAGCTTTACCGCTATCACAATGGCGCGTGGACAGCGGCAACGTCAGCAACCGACATCACCGGCCAGATGACGGATGCGCAGATTGCTGCTGTTGCAGCGGCAAAGGTGACGGGGGCGTTGGTTTCCTCGCAGATCGCGGATGCGGCGGTCACGAATGCGAAGCTCGCGGCTTCCGCCATCGATGCGACGAAGTTTGCTTCCGGCATCCGGCCGGTGGAAATCGTCTCCAGCCTGCCGACGACGGGCAACATCGAAGGCCGCACGGTCTACCTGACGACGGATGACAAGCTCTACCGCTACACCGGCAGTGCCTGGACTTCGGCGACGGCGGCTGGTGACATCGCCGGTCAGATCGTCGGGACACAGATTTCCGATGGCGCGATTTCAACGCCGAAGCTTGCGGCCGGCGCTGTCACCGCCGATAGGATCGCGGCCAACAGCATCACGGCCGGCCAGATCGCGGCCGGCGCGGTTTCCGCCTCGCAGATTGCAGCCGGTGCCGTTACCTCGGACAAGCTCGCATCGAATTCGGTCAGCACCAATAAACTCGCGGTCGGTTCCGGCGTAAACCTGCTCCAGAATTCGAGCTTCACGATGGGGACGGACTGCTGGACCTATCTGCCTTGGGGCACCATTCCCGGCCTGTCCCTCGCGCTCAATGCGGTGGGCTGGTCATGGTCAGGACGGAACAATTCGACACTAAGGCTGTTGCAAAATAGCGGGCCAGCAGGGGCAGACACCTATGCAGACATCCGTTGGCTGCGTCCGGATGGTGCCGCACTTGCTGGATCCTTGAAGTACTCCATTCCCTGCGCGCCCAGCGAATGGCTTGAGGCCACGGCGTATGTGTCCGCCCATCGTTGCCAAGTCGAGCTGTATATTGCGTGGGTCGGCGCGGACGGCAGTGAAATTGGCTACAGTTCGAGCGCAACCAATAGCAATAATGGGATCTCGGGAGATGCGAACAATCCGGACCTTTGGCTGCGATTGCGGGTAGTAGCCGCCGCACCCTCCAACGCCGTGGCAGCCTCCATCCTCATTCGCAAGCGCGACACTCAGCAGGGCTTTACGGACAGCTATGCCTTTGTAAACAAGCCGATGCTGTGCCGCATTCCAGCCGGCGCGACCGAGCCGACGCCGTGGAGTGATGGCGGCGTCGTCTTGATCACCAATGGCGGCATTGTCGCGAATGCGATTACGGCCGACAAGATCGCCGCTAACGCCATCACGGCGAAAAGCCTCGTTCTGCAGGACTGGGAAAACCTGATCCCCGACAATCAGATGCAATCGCCGGCCGCGTGGCCGCTCTTGTCGGCCTGCGTTCTGAAGCCTGCCGCCACGCTGGCGTTCGCGTCCAAGGGTTCGCTCGATTACACCTATGCCGCTGGCGCGGGCTACCAGCAGATCGTCATTGGTCCAGCCTTCGCGATCGTTCCTGGTCAGCAGTATTTGGTCTCGGTGCAAGTCGCCCGCACCGCTGGCACGAAAGCGGGCTTATGGGTCCGCGTTCACTGGCTGAATGCAAACGGCGCGCTGCTGAACCCGGATCAATGGGGCGATATTGTAGGCGTCAACGGCATAATGCCACCCTTGAATGAGGTGCAGACCTACTCGAACACAATCACGCCGCCGACAGGTGCCTTCGGCGCTCGTGTTCAAATATATATCCAGCGAGATTATACAGACGGCAACCTCTCGATCGGCGGCCTCAGCTGCCTGCGAAAAGCTTCAGCCAATCTGATCGTTGACGGAGCAATCATCGCCGGCAAGATCGCCGCCAGTGCGGTCACGGCTGGAACCATTGCCGCCAACGCGGTCTCGGCCGGCACGATCGCGGCCGGTGCGGTCTCGGCCACCCAGATCGCGGCCGGTGCCATCACGGCCGACAAGCTTGCCTCAAGCTCGATCACCACGAACGCCCTGGCAGTCGGTTCGGGCAAGAACCTGTTGCAGAACGCCAGCTTCACGATGGGGATGGACTGCTGGACCTATGCAGCCAGCGGGCCGATACCGGGGCTTACAATGGCGATCCGGACGGCAACTGAGTCGTGGGCTGGACCAAACAACCCGACGCTGATGCTGTATCAGGGCAGCGGTCCCACGGCGGCCGGCTATTTCGCCGATATCCGCTGGATGCGGCCCGACAGTGATAAATTTGCCGGCCAGCTCAAATTCGCCTTTCCCTGCGCACCGGGCGAATGGTTTGAGGCAACGGCTTATGTCTCAGCGCATCGTTGCCAGGTCGAATTGCGTATCGAGTGGGAGGGAGCGGACGGCAACTGGATTAGTTACACCGCTGCAGCCATCAACAACGCCAATGGGTCCGATGGGAACAATCCTGACAATTGGCCGCGCTTGAGGGTGGCGGGGGCGGCGCCGGCGAACGCGGTCGCCGCATCGATCCATATTCGCAAAGGCGATACTCAGGCGAACGCTACCGATAGCTACGCCTTTATCAACAAGCCGATGCTGTGCCGCGTCCCGGCCGGTGCTACCGAGCCGACGCCCTGGAGCGATGGCGGGGTGGTCATGATCACCAATGGCGGCATTGTCGCCAATGCGATCACGGCCGACAAGATAGCGGCGAACGCTGTGACGGCCGGTAAGGTCGCCGCCAATGCGATTACGGCCGGCACGATCGCGGCCGGCGCGGTCACTGCCACGACGATCTCGGGCGGCACGATCACCGGCGACAAGCTGGCGGCCAACACGATCGGCGCGGGACAGATCGCCGCCGATGCGATCACGGCGAAGCAACTTGTGCTCACCGATTTCAGCAATATCGCCGACAACGGCTGGCAGACCGGCAGCCTCGACGGCTGGGTTACCGAGAATGTGCAGGCCTTTTACAACGACACCATTAGCGGGGACGTCGCCGGCTGGGTCTTGCAGTCGCTCGGCCGAAACTGTGCGATCTCGAATTACATCGCTGTCACGGCCGGCGAGACCTATGCGTTCGACGTCTGGGTCTACAACACCGATAGCAATGCGGCTGCTATCTACGCGATCGGTCTGTCCCCCACAGGCGCCGGCATGCCGGTGCAGTTGATCACCACAGCGACGAAGAATACCTGGGTAAGGCTGCAAGTCAGATACACCGTCCCCAGTGGGATGACCAAGCTCGCCATGGCCTTGATTTGCCTGAAAACGGCCGGCACCGGAACCTCCTGCTACTGGTCGAAGCCGGTCATGCGCCGCGCCGTCTCGGCCGAGCTGATCGTTGACGGTGCGATTACTGCCAACAAGATCGCGGTCAACAGCCTCGACGCCATCACCGCCAATCTCGGCGCGGTCAATATCAGCTCGGCCGTCATCGGCTCGCTGCAGGTCGGCACGTCCAATATTCAGGGTGGCGCTGTTACGGGGGTGGGCGCTGGGCGTGTCGCCGGCACCCAGACCATCGGCGCAAACGGCACGGCCAATCTGGTGAGCTGCGTCGTCAATGTTGCTGGCGATGGCCGCGTGGTGATCGACGCCATGACACTCGGCCAATTCAACCAGAATGGCGGTAGCCAAAACTCGCAGCCGATCGGCTGCAACATCTTCCGCGACGGGACGGCGATCTTCAGCCAGACCTACTATCTCGGCGTCGTGCAGACTGTGGTCCAGGGAAGCAGCAACAACCCTACTCAAGCCACTTATACGGCGGGCCTCGTCGCCGTCTCTGGCCTCTACGACGCCCCGGGTGCCGGCAATCACACCTACATCCTGCAGATCTATTGCCCTGGCAACACCATCGGCTGGAACGAAAGCAACATCACCGCCACAGCTCTCAAGAGGTAACTTTGTGGAAGCGTTAGAAGACAGAACAATCCACTACATCGTCCATGGCCGTGACGGCGCAATTCGCCAGAGCGGCGATTGCGCTCTGAGCCTGCTGCCGCACTACGCCGGCATCTATGGCGCTGGCTTTGCTGCGATGGAAGTACCGGCCGACCAATATCGCCGAGACATCGACGCGCATTGCTATGTGCTGGATGGCGTCATCACCTCCAAAAGCACCGTGCTCGATGTCACCGAATACACCGTCCGGGCAGATGGCTTTGACACGGTGCGCCTTGCGTTGCCGGCTGGCACCTCGGTCCTTCATGCTGGCGAGATCGTCGCGATCGAGGACAGCATCTTCGAGTTCACGACCGACGTTCTTGGCGACCACCGATTTTCCTTCATCGCCCCAGCGGGTTTCCATCATTTCGAGGTGACCATCCATGCTGTTTAACATTCCCGCCGATCTTAATCTGGAGCGTCTCCAAGCGCAGACCGACATCGATCGTCAGGTCAGGATGGCGCGCATGATGTTCATCACCGTCATCCCCGGCCAGCAGGCCGTCTATGCGATGAAGCTTCGCGAGGCGCTGCTGATTGCCGCCGATCGACAACAGGGCGCTGATGTGCCCGAGAGCGAGACGCCGCATATCACGGCCGAGGCCGCAGAGCATGGCGTTAGCCGCTTCGAGAAGGCCGTCGAGATCCTGACGCGAGACCAGCATTGGGTGGTCGGCGCGCAGATGATCGAAACCGTCCGCCGATCGGCAAACGCCGTTCTTGCCGCTGCCAAATCCGCTCCCGAAATCCGCGCCGCCGCCGACATCGATTGGCGAGCTGTGCGCATCTTTGCCCAAACCTAACGCAGAAAGGACTGCCATGTACCGCATTGACAGCATGTATGAACCGATGGTCGAGGCGCTGCTTTCGGCTCGCTCGGAAAACCGGGCCGATCGCTGGATGGCTTGCGCCGCCTTCTGGCTCGGCCGACAGCAGATTTATAACGTGCCGGATTACTGGCTCGCGCTCGCCGCCAAGATTACCTCCGGGCTGGATGCCGCCGATAAGGACGCCATTCTCGATCAGCTGAGCAACAAGGAAGCCGCCCTGGTCGCCTCGGCCGGCGATTGGCCGGAAACGCCTTCGAGCTTGTTGGCGGTCGTCGCTGGCTGGTCTCCGGAACCGGTCCCTGTCGATCTCTACGCCTATGCCGCGACCAAGCGCTATGCCGTCGAAACGGGCGGCATCGTCATCGACACCATGCGCGTCATGACCGATCGGCAGAGCCAATCGCTGATCACTGGAGCCTACAACTATGTGCAGGCGAATCCTGAGGTAACGGTGGAGTTCAAGACGGCGGCCGGCTTTGTCGAGCTGACGGCGGCACAGATGACGGCGATCGCCAATATGGTCGGCGCTCATGTCCAGGCAGCTTTTGCGGCCGAAGGGGAAATCAACCGGCAGATCATCACCGGCACGATCACTGCGACGGGCGAAATCGACGCCTTCGCGTGGCCTTCTAACGCCTAAATCGCATCATCCCGGCCGCCCAAAAACGGGCGGCCGCTGCGGTGAAAACCGCAACGACGACGGGCCTAAGTTTGGCGACCTAACCCGTCCGACAGCGCTAAGAGATAACTGTCACACCCGTACCCTGCAGGGCGGGCTCTTCGTGACTGATTCTCAAACGGTTTCAAATGGCCTTCGAACACGATTACACAGATGTACCCAACACTCAGCCGCCCGCCGCCTGGATCGGTGGAAAAAGGACACTCGCTCCGCAGATCGTAGAGATGATTTCCCGGATTCCCCACCGTACCTATGCGGAGCCCTTTGTGGGTATGGGTGGCGTCTTCTTCCGTCGCCGGCAGGCACCCTTTGCTGAGATCATAAACGACCGCAACGGAGACGTGGTCAACCTCTTCCGCATCCTGCAGCGGCACTATCCGCAGTTCATGGATACCCTGAAATTCCAGATAACCAGCCGGCGCGAGTTTGAGCGTCTGAAGGCATGCGATCCGGCAACGCTGACCGATCTAGAGAGGGCTGCACGCTTCATCTACCTGCAGAAGCTCGCATTTGGCGGGAAAGTTGAGGGCCAGAACTTCGGTATCCGACGCAAGGGCGGCGCAGGCTTCAACTTGACGCGTGTCTCGCCATTGTTGGAGGACGTGCACGAGCGGCTTACCGGTGTCGTCATAGAGAACCTTGACTGGATGGATTTCATTGGCCGTTATGATCGGCCAGAAACGCTCTTCTATATCGACCCACCGTACTTCGGGAGCGAAGGGGATTATGGAAAAGCGCTCTTCAGGAGAGACCAGTTCGCTGAGATGGCCGATCGCCTCGGGCGACTGAAAGGACGCTTCATCATGTCGATCAATGACGTGCCGGAGATCAGGAGGCTGTTCAAGTCATTCGTGATGCGGGGCGTCGATCTCAATTATTCGGTGGGCGGCGGTGCCGGCACCCCGGCAAGCGAGCTGATCGTCAGTAACAGCGGTTGATCAGAAGAAGGCGCGGATGCCTAGTTCTTGCCGCCGCGCCTCGATCGCCTAGCCCAGGATGGCCTTGTTTCTAAAAAGGGGCGAGAGCCTCACTGCACCGGTCTACTCTCGGCAGCGATAACTTCCTCCAGGGTGGGGAAATTCATCGTTTGTGTGTCCAGAAAGAATTCCCGCAAAAATGCTATGTCAGACCAAACCGTCCGATAAAATATATCGCCCACTGGCTGGATTACAACGTATTCTGGACCGGCACGTTGGAGTAACACAGCTTGCCCGTTGTGGTCCTTCCATTGGAGGATAGTCGGCTCGCCACCCATATAGGGACTGGAAATGTACTTCGTTTGTGGCACCTTGAAATTTACCGCAGACGAGTCTTTGAGCCAACCGCTAAGGGTTCCGAGCGATATAGGATAGCTTGCGTCAGCGGCGTTGATGAGTTCCTCATTAGTGTGCCCCGGAGGGTAGAGCAATGAGGTGTACATTCCCTCCTTTACCAGAGCATCAAGTAACGGCTTGAAGTCAAGATCTCCCGTAAGCAACGCGCACCGATCCATGTTGTGGCGAAACGTGTGGGCAAGCATGTCCACCGCGATAAGAACGTCCACCTTCTTCTGTTGATTCTTGCCTTTCCGATAGCGCATATCGCCCGCGTAGACGTGTAGGCGCTCAACCTTTGACGCGGCTGATAATTCTGCATGGGTCGCCGCCGCCCTGATCTCGTACTCCTCAGCTGTTTCGCGATCGTGCTTAACCGGCACAGCATCGTAAAGAAATGCCTTTGTATAATTGTGCCTTACCTTCTTGTAGTCGATCTCGAAGGTCTGGGCCCCGAAGTGCTTTCTAGCCACATCCCGTAGATGCTGTCTCAGCGAGGCGGCGTCGATAAAGAGGTAAGACGTTTCGAGTTGTACTCCTCCAGGCGTCGACAATAACATTGCAAGGCTCCCTTTGTGCCATCAGCGATATACCAGCGCGGCAAGCCAGCCACCAAGTTTTTAGCAGCACGAGTTTAGAGCTGGACCCGACGTCGACTGGCCGCCACTCTACCGCTTCTCTGACCTGTAAATGAAGATGGCTCGACCACGTTTCTCGCAGCGACGGCACTTTAGCAGCTTTTCGAGATCCCTGGTCTTCGCCTCCACCCCGTACTGTCGGCGCAACGCCGGCACATCGATGTAATGCAGCCAGCTGCAGCGGCATTTGCCAAAGACAATCTCCCACTCCGAAATCTGGTCCAGCGTTCGATCACCTAGCTCCCTGTATCCGCGCGGCACCTTAACTTCGGGCATCCACTCGATCTTCTGAAAAGCCGGCCATTGAGGTGCCATCTTGCACCGATCCCATCCGACCTTTGCGAAGTCTAGGCAGCCAACGGCCTTTGAGACGACATCAGGCAGGCTCTTGACGCTGATATCGCCAAGGACGCTGAGCATGGAATTAACATCGTAGTTCTTCGCCTTGCCGCACTTGGGGCAGGAAAAGCAGGCGATCTCGTCTTTATGATGTGACAGCCAATCGATGCCATCTGACCATTTGGACCATACTTCCATGCGAACGCACCCTCTGCAAAGGTTCTCGTTTTCGCATGCCACGCTGGCCGCCCGCCAAGCTCGAAGAAAATGACACCGCCCCGAGGGGAATTCAAGGTATCCTCACGAATAGAGATTCCTGCCATTTCATGTTGCGAGCGAAAGCCGCGAAATGGTTTTAGTGTGCAAGTGGAGTGCACCCTGAGACCTGTGTCCCCCGCGCGAGTAAGGCGGGCTCACTACTTGGAGAGATGTCGTGGACGACGTTTTCAAACTGCTGGCCCAAGCAAGAGGAGAGTTGGAGAATCCGGCTCCGACAACCGTACCGAAGATGCCGTGGGGGCCATACAATCATACTCTTTCGCTTGAATTGGAAAAGCACTGGCCCTTTTCACTTCTAGCAGGCAAAGGCCTTCGGCATTCCAATGGCGTAGTTCCCGCCATTCACTCTATGGCGATGTGGTGCAGTGAGATGTTGTTGCTGGGGACGGATCTCTTTATCATCCCGAGCCTTGCTTTTGCTCAGATCGAGGCGGGTGGTTACGATGCGTTAGAGGTAACTATCGTTCACGGCATTCAGGCCTACGAATGCGTTCCGATCGAGCCTGACACCTTCATATGCCCCAAGGATGCTCTGCCCGACTGTGCTCCGGTGAGGGTAGTGTTCGAGCACAACCGCTTTATTGAAAAGTGGTATGATGGCACTGCTGCGCTAGCTCAGCAGTTTCGGCAAGAGGATGTCATTTGCGATCTCACAGCCGACGTTAAGTTGGACCCTCGGGGAGCGGAAAAAAGAAAGCAGCGGCGAGAGGACATCAGGCGGGCGCTATTGCTCAATACGTCGGTTCCTGTGGAAATGCCGATCTCTTTCGTGATTCCAACTCGACCGAACATTCTAGCGACTGCGAGCGGCTTCATCTTCTCGAAACAGGCGCTTATTCAACCCCACAATGAAACCCCTGAATTCAGAAATGTTGTTGAGACGCTCGCGTTGCTCGATAAATTCAACGGCTCCCGGTCGCTGCACCTTGTAGTCGATCGTATCGGCAACTCCAGACCCGCGACAGCACCCGTCGACAGGGCATTGGATTTGGGGATGGCGCTGGAGATGCTACTGATGCACGAGAACGGAAGTAACCCCACGTCCAATCAAGAGATCAGCAACAAGCTTGCCAGCCGTGCTGCGTGGCTGCTTTGCCGCGACGGGTCGGTTGATGATCGGCTCGAATATTTTAAGCTCGCTAAGGCTATGTACGACCACCGGTCAAAGGCGGCGCATACCGGCCAGTTGAAGGATAAGACGTTCAATCCAATAGGTGCGGAGGCTTTCGTCGTCTTAATTCTCAAGAAAATTCTCACTGCTGGTCGATTCCCGGACTGGAGCCGGATCGTTTTGGGCGAAGAGTTCTGA